CGACAAGTAGCAGCAGGATGTAATGTAAGTTACAACGCTATAGCTAAAGATTTAGAAAGTGTTAACTATTCAAGTGCTAGATTTGGTGCATTAGAAGATAGAGTAAGTTACCAAGCTAAACAACGTTGGTTCTCTTATGCGTTTATGGATCGTATATATAGAGAATGGTTAAAAATTCAATTAATGTATAACACAATTGAATTACCAAATGGTTCAACATCGTTTGGTATAGACAAATTCGACCAATTCACACAGGTTAAATGGACTGGACGAGGATGGCAAAGTGTCGATCCTAAAAAAGATGCAGATGCTAATAAAATCAATTTAGCGACTATGACAACCTCATTTAGTGAAATCTGTCAGCAAACAGGTCGTGACTTTACTGAATTATTGTCTGAGCGTGTTCGTGAAGAGAAGATGATTAAAGACGCATACGAAGCCGCAGGTTTAGAAGCACCAGCCTTTAATGCGTTTTTATACGGCGTATCAGTAAGTGAGCCTGAGTTACCTGAATCTGATGGTGATGAATCAACCATAAATAAAGTGGCCTCGAATAAAACTAATAAATAAGGGATAAAACAAAACCCTCTAAGAACGGGCAAATTCTTGAGGGTTTCTAAACAAAGCACATTGGAGGTGTGAAATGTCTGATTCTATTTATGAATTAATTTCAAGAGCTGAAGCTAAAGAAAAAGGTTTAACACATTATTTTACAGGGAATCCCTGTAAACACGGGCATATTTCTAAAAGGTTAGTATGTAATGGAACTTGTGAGAAATGTATTTGTATTGCTAGTAATGAATACAAAAACAAAAATAAACAGAAAGTTGTTGATGAAAACAGAGCTTGGCGTCATAAGAACAAAGAGAAAAATGAAGAATATAATATTAAATATAGAAAAAATTATTATAAAAACAACCGTGAAATAATTAAAGAAAATGTTCGTAATTGGCGTTTACTAAATCCTGACAAGCACAGCAAACAATCAAGGTTAAGAAATACAAGATTAGAGCGACAAATACCAGGATGGTACGAAGAAGACCTTGTTAAACAAATTTATATTAAACGTGATGAATTAAATAAATTGTGGGGAACAAATCTTCAAGTTGATCATATTATTCCACTCGTATCATATACGGTATGTGGACTTCACTGTTGGCACAATCTTCAATTGTTAGATAAGCCATTAAACGGTTCAAAAAATAATAAATATCAAACTGATTGGTGAAATACCACCACTTATGAAATTGGTATAAATAAAGTTTAAAAGGATAACAGCTTATGGATAAGCGAATTAAATTAACAAGAACCTGTACTTTTGAACGAAGTGCTATAAATGAAGAAGAATTAACAGCAGAATTTTCGTTCTCTAGCGAATTTCCTGTTACTCGAAAAAACGGTATGGAAGTACTAAGTCACAGAGAAGGTGATTATAGCTTCGACCATTTAAACGACAACGCACCCTTGCTAATGGGGCATGACACACAGAGACAGTTAGGAGTAGTGACTTCAGCTTGGGTTTCTGGTGATAAAGGATATGCCAAAGTTAAGTTTTCGCGAAGTCAAGCTGGACAAGAAGCATTTAACGATGTTATGGACGGCATTGCAGGTAAAGTATCAGTTGGATATTTTGCTTATGATCCAATACTTGAACGTAGTGGAGATACAAATACATTTAGATATAAATGGACCCCCTATGAAGTAAGTTTAGTAAGTATACCTGCTGACCCTTCTGTTGGGTTTTTTCGTGCAGAAGAACAATCTGTCGAAATTGAAATACCAAATAAAATTGAATTACCACAAACGGACTTAACCGAACTTAGTGCAAGGAGCACAATAATCATGGAAGATAAAAATTTAACTGTTGATGACGTTATCGCATCAATCGAAACCGAAACTCGTTCTGCTGAAGTAGAACAAATTACTCGTGGTGCATCACCAGCTGACGTAGACAAATTATGTGCTCATTTCCGTTTGGAAAGTGAAGCAGAAGGTCTTATCGCTCGTTCTGCAACATTAGAAGAAGTTAAAACTCATTTACAAGCTAAATGGAGAGAGACTTCTGCAAAAACTCGTTCATTGTCTGCACCATCCGTACATACACGTCATCAAGAACCAGTAAGTAATGCAAAAGCATTGTTGGCTGCATCTACCGGTAACTGGTCAAACGCTGGTTTAGAAAGAGAGCATTCACAAGAATTGGCTCGTCAATCTGGCAAAACCATGAGCGATCATTCTTTCTTCATCGATCCAAATCAAACTCGTGTTACTCCAGTAACTGCTAACGGTGCTACTACAACTTCTTTTGGTAAAGATTTTGTTGGTACTCAATATATGCCAGAACGTTTGATTGATACCGTTTGGAACAAAACCTTCTTAAATCAATTAGGTACTGATTCTTTAACCGGTTTACAACAAAACGTTGCATTCCCAGTTATCACTTCTAATGGTACTGCTTCCTTCATCGGTGAGAACACTGATATGGGTTCACCACAAGACATTGGTACAGGTTTGAAATCTGTTAGCCCTAAATTGTTAGTTTCATCTTTCGCCTTCTCAAAACAAATGTTGGCACAAGGTTTACCTAACATCGAGTCAAAAGTTATGGACCAAATTTTTAACGCTATTGCACAAAAATTGGATGCTGTTGCATTGACTAACTCTGGTACAACTTTATCTACTTTAGGTTTGTTGAATGACATTACTAACGTAATTTCATTAGGTACTAATGGTGCCGCACCTAAATTAGCTGATTTAGTTGGTATGCAAAAATCATTGGCTAACTTAGCTACATTGACTGGTAACTTGAAATATGCTTCTTCTGCAAGTGCATTCTTCGGTTTACAAACAACTTTAAAAGATTCTGGTAACACTAACTCTGGTTATATCGTTCAATCTTATGATAACCCAACTATTGGTGGTTTACCATTAGTATGGTCACAAAACATTCCAAATAACTTAACTAAAGGTTCAGGTACAAACTTATCTGCAATTATCTTAGGTAACTGGGATGACTTCTTGGTAGCTCAATGGGGTGCTATTGAAGTTCAAGTTGATCCATATACACAAGCAAACGCTGCTCAAATCGTTGTTCGTTCATATTCTTTCTGGGATATGGTAATTAAACGTTTGGCTTCATTTGTTGTCGTAAAGGATGCCATATTATAGGTTTTAATTAAGAGGATATGGAGCAGTAGAAATACTGCTCCAACTTATATGGATATATTCAGCGAAATGGATTTGTACTCAATGATAGAACCGTTTGCAATAGAAGTTATTGTGAATGTAGGTACTAGTGATGAGTTTGTGTTTAAAGCAATTTTTGATAATGCTTCTAAATTGTATGCGGATGGAGAAGTGTTCTCAAACACTAATCCTAAATTAACTTGTAGAACTAGTGATATAGAAAATCTTACTAAAACAAGTTCATTAAGTATTAAAGGAACTAAACGTACTATCAGAGATATTCAACATCAAAACTGGGGTATATCAGTATTGGAGTTGAAACAATAATGATTATAGATGACGTAATAAGTGTACTTACTACACTCCCTTATCCTGTCACACAAGCCAAAATCGATCCATATACAGCAGGTCAAGAATCATTACCAGCGATTAATGTGAAATACATTAATGAAAAGATGGAATCAATGGGACATGCACCTGATTATCTTGTAAATACAAACATAGCAATTGGTATTTTTGTCGGTGAGACAGAAACTTATTATGTAGATTTAAAGAATATAGTTGAAGAAGTTAAAACAGCATTATTCACAGACCCAAATTGGTTCAGTAATTATCGTCGTGTTCCAGATGTATCAGTACATTATGAATATGTAGACGGTGGTGAAACTAATTATGCTGCTGCTTATATCACATTGGATATTGAAACGACTGTTTCTTATCAACCAATAACACCTAACTCATTAAGTACTATAAATATAAGTGTAGACGATATTTCACCTTATGACCCTAATGTAGTTTCACTAGGACCTGACGGAACGTTAGAGATTGTCGCACCAATCACATTACCACAATAAAAGGATTTAGAAATGTTAGTAATACCTACTACTCGCCAAATAAACGGCGATCAAATATTAGTTCGCGACCCACAAACAGGCAAACCTGTTGAATTTGGTATTCCAATTGATTTGGATACAGTCGATTTTGACAAACAAATGCACTACTTACGTGCCTTAGAACAAGGTGATTTTGAAGTGTATACATTACCTACAACCACAAGTTCAAAAGGAGTTGAATAATGGCCTCAGGAGCAATTACATTTAACCAAATACCAAGTAACGTTAGAGTACCAGGAGTTTATCTTGAAATCTCAAATGCTGCTGCCGGCTATTCATCATCCAACTTAGTAGCATTAATTATTGGTCAGCCAACAGTTACAGCTACCTCACAAACACCTGTTTTAGTAACCACTGTTGATGCTGCAAATGCAACATTTGGTGCTGGTTCACAATTGTCTCGTATGATTGCTGCTTTTATAGGTGAAAATCCAACAACTACCTTATATGCGTTACCATTAAACGATAATGGTACAACAAAAGCAACCACAGTATTAACCTTAGCTGGTACGGCAACAGCGGCAGGAACAATATTCTTGTATGTTAATGACGATCAAATTCAAGTTCCTGTATCTACTGGGGACACACCAACAATTATTGGTGGTAATATCGCAGCAGCAGTTAACTTAAATGTTCTTTTACCTGTTACAGCTGCAAACGCATCTGGTGTTGTTACTTTCACATCAAAAAATGCTGGTACAGTTGGTAATGGTATAACTGTTCAAGCGAACTATTTAGGTAACTTAAACAATGAATATTTACCTACCGGTGTTACAGCATCGTTTGCAGCTGGTGTAACTGGGGCAACTGATCCAGTTTTAGCAACAGCATTAGCAAACACTGGTAGTGTTCAATATGAATATATCATCCAACCATATACTGATACAACTTCTTTAACAGCTATTTCAAGTTATATGGCTGGTCGTTGGGGTCCTTCTTCACAGTTATTTGGACATTGTTTTACAGCTGCTAAAGGTACATCAGCTACATTAGCAACATTGGGTTCTGCTTTAAATGATCCGCACAATACAATTGCTGGTTATTACGGTTCGCCTACTTGGTCAGTAGAATTAGCAGCTGCTGTTGGTGCTCAAGCAGCATTTAACTTATCAAACGATCCAGCAAGAACATTACAAACAGTGGCTTTACAAACTGTTATGGTTCCGTTGCAATCAACTTGGTTTACTTACACTGATTTAAACACTTGTTTGTATAATGGTATTACGCCCATCAACTACGTTGGAGGTGTTGCACGTATTGTTCGATTAATCACAACTTACCAAAAAAATGCTTACGGATTACCTGATCCAAGTTATTTAGATGTAACAACATTAGCGACCAATGCTCGTTTAGAGCGTGATGCTCAATATATGATTTTACAAAAATTTCCACGTTGTAAATTGGCTGCTGACGGTAC